AATCTTTAAAATAAAATTTTAGTATTTTTATTTTGTAAGGTGATTAATGCCGTTTAAAAATTATGAAGATAAAATAAAATATAATAATATTCATAATCCTGATAGAGTGCATCATTATAGATATGGAAAATCATTAAGAGTATGGTTATCAGGGATTAAAAAAAGATTATACGTATGTGAATTATGCGCCGAAGTCGGAAAAACTGAATTTCATGAATATACATCTAACCCTAAAGAAGTTATAGAATTATGCCATGAATGCCATGATTTTATTAGATTAAATAAATTTGATGAAAATAAATTATTCTTATGATAAAGCCTATTTATTGCCCGAATAAAAAAATAGAATGTAAGAAATGCAGATATAAAGGGAGATGTAAATTTTACAAATCTAATGATTTAGAAAGAAATATAATTTTAGGAGTGCAAACAACATTATGACAATATCTAAAAAGTTAAAATTTAGGCAATATGAATATACTGCTTCGTATCAGAAACAATTAAAAAGTAAATTAGTTTCAACTTCTAAATCATATCAACCAAAACAAAAATCAAGAATAGAAACACAAATACCAAAACAAAAATTTAAGGTATTTAGAAGAAAAATTAAAGTATCTCCCACTTATCAAAAACAAAAACCTTCACGATTATCTATTAAAGTATCTTCTGCTTATCCAAAACAAAAACCATTAACATCATATCCAAAGAAATATATTGAAAAAATATATGCTCTTAAAAAAAGAGATATAGAAATAGAAAAAGAATACGCCGAAATTCAAAAATATAAACCCACAACCAAAGAACCATTAGATGTAAAAAAAGCATGTGGGTTTAATTATTCATCTCAAAAATTTGACGGTTATGAACACAGTATTAAATTAGATATTTATTTCGATAATGATATTATTGAAGATTTAACCCAAAAAGAATTAAATGAAATATATGAATTTTTATGGAAGAAAAGAATGAGTTTAAACAGATACCATCATTGTGTAAGAAGATTACATTTCATTAGATTTACTTATGATTTATTTGCTGATGGTAACGTATCAGAGAGGCACATGAGTACGCATATAACATCATTTTATGAATTAAAAGATGAAATGATAAGAACCATTCTTAATATTATAAATTCTATTAGAAGTGAAAATTATGATATAAAATGGATTAAATTAGCTCAATTAACTGGAATAGCTGTTAATTATCATGGACAATATCAATCATTTACAGGACAATAGGAAAAATTATGACAACAAAATTATTTAATGATGAAATTGATTTTATGGAATACATAAAACAAAAAATTGAAGATGAACATATTAAAATTGAAATAATAGAAGATGAAATGATTTTTTCTATAACTGATGGACATGAATTAAAGGCTTGTTTTAGATATTGGTAATATAATGACATTATACCCCGACAATTCAAAGAATAGAAAAAACCCAAATAAAATTAAATTTACTACATGGGATATTGAAACAGATTATCCCGATAATCCTTTGAATGTAACACATATAGGTTTTTTTGATGGAAAAGAATATAAAATGAAAAAGACTGACCAAATGTATAATAAAACTAATAACGGTATTTTTGAATGGTTTATTTCAGAAACATTAAAACCTAAATATTATGGGTTTTGCCATTATGCTCATTTTGGCGGTAAATTTGATTTTTTATATTTATTAGAAACATTAAAAAATTATGGCTATGATTTTGATATAATCGATGTAAATGGAAGAATATTATCAATAAAAATTAATTTTGGAGAGTATATAGACGATAAAAATGAAATAGCATATAAAACATTTATTGAATATAGAGACTCTTTCGCAATAATGCCAAAATCATTAAAATCATTAACATCTTCTTTTAATGTTGAACATCAAAAACAAATACATGAATTTACACATGAAGCTAAAGAAGAAATTTGCGAAGCACATAAATTAAAAAATTGTCAAATATGTTTTGATAAATATTTAGAATATGATTGTAAAGGGTTATATGAATGTATTGAATATTTTGAAAATATTATTAATAGTTATGGTGGAGAATTAAAATTAACTATTGCATCATGTGGCATGGATTTATTAAAACATAAATACTTTAAAAAACCGATTTATTCATTAGATGAGCAAACAGAAGCGGATATAAGAAGTTATTATTTTGGTGGACGAACAGAAATATTTATAAGAGAAATAGAAGAAGGTTATTATTATGATATAAATTCATTATATCCTAAAGTTATGGCAGATAATGATATGCCAATATCAAGACCGACTATTCATAAATCACCTTATGGGATTAATATTGATAGTGATATGGGTTTTGTATATTGTAATATTGATTTTAAAAATACAAAAGAAATAATACCTTTAATTCCTTATAAGATGAAAATTAATAATTCTACAAAATTAATTTATCCAGAGGGGGCATTTAAATCATGGATAGATTTAGATATGTATAGAAAGGCTTTAAAATTAGGATATGAAATAAAAATATTGAAAGGAATTACATTTTATGGAGAAAATATTTTTAAAGATTATGTAAATGATTTTTATGCTCTTAGAAGTAAATCAGAATCATTAAAAGTTATAGGAAAATTATTACTTAACGCCCCTTATGGTAAATTTGCTCAAAAAAGAGAAAAAAGAAGCATGATAAAATATGATGGAATTAATGAAGAATATTTAAAAACTCTTATGCCGATAGATTTAAAAAAAGGATTATTTCATAAAGATTCTATTTCTCAAGCAAAACATATTATTCCATCAATAAGCTCGCATATTACAACATTAGCCCAATTAGAATTATATAAATTATTTGAAAGGGTAGGTTTTGATAATGTTTATTATTGTGATACTGATAGCATGATTACAAATAAAAAATTACAAACATCAAAATTATTAGGAGATATTAAACAGGAATATAAATTAGATAAAGGATATTTTTTATTACCAAAAACTTATTATATTGAAGGCATAAATGATAAAAATGAATTTGAAAAAAAAATAGTAATGAAGGGATTTTTAAAAGACCAGATTAATGTAACAAAAGAAGATTTTAAAAATGCTATATTAACAAATGATTATAGCAAATTTAAATATTCAAAGAATAAATTATTTTCATTTAAAGAATCATTAAAAAGAAATAATTCATTTTTAACTTATGCAAAAAAGATTTCTTCTATTCAATCTAATTATGACAAAAGAATAATATTAGATGATAAAATACATACTAAAGCATATAAATTAATAGATGGTGAATTGAAAAAAGAAGTAAATCATTTAAAGAAATGGACAACTAAAAATAAAGAGTAAAATATGATAAATGATACTGATTGTATAAAAAGAAGAAGCAAAGCGATATGTATTCCTGATTGTTTCGGAGATAAAGGAGAAATAATAAAATCATGTTTAGAATGTGATATTTTTCTTCGTAAAGATACGAATGTTCGTAAATATACGAACTAAATTAGTTCGCTCATATACGAAAGTATTATATACTCATGAAGCATTATAAGAACTATGGATAAGGTGAATTAAAAACATGGCAATAGATTTTACAGGTCTAACAGATTTGATTAACGCCACAATGACTATACTCAGCACATTTGTAAATAACAGCTCTACACTTTACGGATTTTTCGTATTGATGGGCGGTCTTACTCTTGTCGGGGTTATCATAGGCTTTATCTATACTCTTTTGAATAGAGTAGGCAAAAAGATAGGGGGGTCAGGTGGAAAGAGGGAAGTTTAAAAAATTCTCTTTTTCTATCTTCAATTTTTAATATTTTTTATTTTCAAAAATCATGATAAATCTTACAGTAAATGGAATGAATAGAACTTATGATATAATAGAGATGGTTAATAATACTATTATATCGAAAAATTCTTCTGAATATACAGATTTAGCATATTCAAATTATCTTATAAGACTTGGGGAGATACATACTAATATAACATTAAGTACATTAAAATTATCTCAAAATAAAGTTTTTGATGACGCTTTTTATTTGGTTATTTTCATTATTTTATTTATAACGGTATTAAGTTTTTATAGGAAAGCAAAAAAATTATGAAAATATTATATTTTTTTTTAGTTTTAATATTAATTGTTAATCCTGTTTCAGCATGGTTTAATGATTCTTATGAATCTAAATACGTTTATAATATTACAAATGGATGTACTTATTGTGTTATAAATATTAGTACAACATTTAATAAATCGGATAGATGGGTAAATGAATCTGATGATATGCTTTTAAGTTTCTGGAAGGAAGATAATAATCATGTATGGGTAAATCTTACATCAAATGGTTCTTATCAGATTGCTAAATATATTAATCAAACAAACCAATATGATTCATTAAGTAATGGTAATACAACATTTCAGGCATTTAATGAAAACTCATCAGGAAATTTTTTATTATCTAATTTAGCAGGGGTACAACAAAATAATGTAATTACTTATAAATATACTTCATCTCTTACAGGCGCAAATTATATAGGAGTTTCAAGCGCCGCCCCTTTTGGAAATGATATGATTTATATTGAAATAACAGGTAGTGCATCAGTAAAAAAGCCTACTACTTATAATGATGGAGTTTATACTCAACATACAATTTCAACTTATGCCCCAACAACAAATATTTATGATTTTATTTTTTCATCTCTTGATGTTAAATTTTATTATGATAATGCTTTAGTTGATACAATTACATCTAATATCCCTGATTCTAATATGGGATTATTTATGCAATCTCCAGCAGGGTCATATACAATATATGCTTTTATCCGACAAAATAATATAACTACCCCCACAGCAACAGGATTTAAAACTTATTGTAGAAATAATTTATACCCTTGTATTTCTGATACAATTTTTTTAAAATCGAATAAGATTTTATATAAAATAACTGATGGACAAATTATTTTTAAGACTATTTTCTATGAAGATTTAAATGGAAGTATTATAACATATTTAAATGATGATTTTATAATTGTAAATACTAATAATTTTTTATACAAAATAAATTCTATTAATGGCACAATAGCATTTAAAATAAGTATAAGAAATGTTATAGATAAAACAGTTTCTATAAACGCTATTTATCTAATAACTGATGAACATATGTTATATACAGTAAATAAAGATAATGGAGAAATTATGTTTAAAACATTTATTGGAAAAAATTTTGAATTTGTGGAGAGAATAACATGATAAAAAAAATATTTTTAATATTAATATTGATGAGTATGATAAACATAGTTAATGCTGAAACAGGGATAATTAATGTTATTTCAGAACAGGATTTTTCTTATAATCCAGCAGGAAGTCAAGTCCCTACAAAAAGCACAAATTTTTCAGTATTTTATTTTGATATAACAGATTATCATAAAATCAGTCGATATACAATTACTACTACTATTTCCCCTGTAGTTGCGCCCCTGACAAATTCATCATATTTTACGATTAATACAAATACTGGTAATATAGGGCGTGGTTATTTTTGGTATGACGCCTATAATAAAAATATGACATGGAGTTTTAGTGATGATACTTATATCGCTTCAAATCCTGTTTATATTACATATTCAAGCCCTGAAATATTTGAAGCATTTGGAACAGATATAAATGGTTATGTTGGTGCCACAAGTATGAGTGATGCCCCTACTACAACATCTCCGATATATTTATCAACTACAGATAATCAACAACTTTATAAATTTGGTTCTGCTCTTTATACGGTTAATTGGCATCAGGCTTATTTTGTTGGCACAAATACAAGTATAGATTATAATATAACTTATCCTCTCTCAGGTCAATATAATGCTTTTATTAAAAAATATTCCAATAGGAAGGACTCTAAAATAGTTATTCATTCAAAAACAATAACTCAATATACTGACGGAACAGCAAATAATTTTAATGTTAATCATACAAATTATACCCTTGATGGTTTATATATTAATGTTTCTATGGTTTCTGGGGGATTTAATGACGTTCTTATTAATTCAAGTGGTATATTACCAGAAAGTTATAATTTACAATTTAATAAATCTATGTATGCTTTAGGTGAAAGCGTAGGTTTAATTTATAATATTTCTAATCCAGATACCACAGCATCTTATTATTTAAAAGTTTTTCAATGTGTTATTGCTTGTTATACATGGAATCATTATATTTTTCCTATTTCAAATGGGGGTATAGACATAACATCAGATATAAATAAAAATTTAAAATCAAGTATTTATATTGCAATAGTCAAAAATGGGATTGAAATGTTTTATAGTCCTACTATACACTATGGAGAGGTTGATAATATAAGTCAAGTTAATGGTAATTTTTCAATAGATAAATATAGTTATAACATAGGGGAAACTATGAATATAACTTATAACGCATCTTTTGTAGGTAGATTTTATTCTACATGCTCTCAGGATTCTATTGATTATACAAATGGACTATATATGATACGCTATTCATATCAACCAAAAGATTATCCTGATAAATGTATTTTAAAAATGCAATTTGATTATTTATCAACATGGGTAGATTTAGAAACTCATGAATATAAAGTATTAAATTTTACAAATAATACTTATTTTGATAAAAATTATTATTCATTAGGTGATGAAGCTATAATTTATTATTCATCTACTGATAATATGAATACAATATCTATGAAAGATTCAAATAATAAAGTAATATTTAATTACTCTGCTGATAACACAAGTACAGGAATTTTAAATAAAAAATATACTTTTAAATCTTATGATGTTGTCGGGAGTTACACAATATTCTTAAATGATTCACTTCATAATATTTTATCTACTCAGTCCGTAAACGTTAATGATGCTATAATAGTTATTCCACAACCTACTATATCAACATCTCAACCAACGAGTCTATTAGATGTTGGAAATGCTTTAAGTGAAGTTGTGGTAGGTAAACAGACAGATGAAAACGGTATAGTTTCAGATATACAAATTAAGAAAACTGGAAATTCTATCTATGGTTTATTATTAGCGGTTGTTTTTATTTGTCTAATGTCAGGAACATATTACACATTAATAAATGAAAAAAGAAGGTAATCATGAAAAAAATATTTTTAATTTTAACATTATTTTTATTTGTTAATAATGTATCTGCTGAATTATTGCCAAATAATTATAATGACACTACATCAGTTTACGATAATACAACAATATCATATAATTATACTTTAAATATTTCGGATAGTGTTAGTTATTTTAAAACTGATTTTAGACTTAAAAAATCTGGGTACCCTTATACATTATTAACAGTTTTTAAAGATGATAAAAATAATATTTTAAAAATTCAAGAAAAATATAATTTAATAAATGGTTTTCCTTTCGATACTGTAAGTAAAAATAGTATAGTATCTTTTAATGATAAAATTATCAATATTGATTTTGGATCATCATATATTTTTGTTAGTGAACCCAAAAATTATACTATTTATAATCCATTTGAAACAGAAAATAGTTTCGATTTATATTATAAAATTACACCTAATACAATTACACGTCATGGGGCAGTTTATAAATTAAATACAAATATGTTCATAAATAAAATAAATTTTCAAAATATTTCAGGTGTATTTTATAATCATATATCAATAGAGTATAATGATAATGGTATTGCTATAATACAATCTTCTTTATCTTCTGCTTTTGATTCGTATAATCCAATATTTAAAATAATATTTATTTTCATTGATGGATTATTGAAATTTTATAATATTTTTACAGGAGGAACAGAAGCAGATTTTTTATTAGCTAAACAATCATTTATCGGAGAAGGAAGTTTAATTTATTATTTAAATTTCATGCTCACTACTGTATTAACTATTTTGCATTGGATTTTTACAATGGGTATCTTATGGTTCTTTTCAATAATAACAATGATAATATTTATTTATGCCTATTCTCAATGTAATAATGATATGTTATTATGCTTTAGAGTATTTGCAAATTATGAAATTATATTTATAATGACTGTTTTCGTTAATCCGATTACATGGTTATACACAAAAGTAATATTATTTTGGACAGGAAAATAAAGGAGTTAAAAATATGAATAAAATATTTTCAATAATGATATTAATAATTTTTAGTATTCAAATAGTAAATGCAGAAACTATTATTTATGATATTCCATCAACATCTAATTTAAAAGTTATTAAAATTGATGATATTGCTAATGTAAAATATCTTAATGAATACCCTTATGAAGTTTATATTAATGGTTCATTTTATGGTACATTTAAAAAGGATGAAAATATTTTAATTCCTGATGGCGCAAATATTTTAATTTATGCTTCTCCACAAATAAAGACTGATTTTAATACCGCTTATGATGTTGGTAAAGTTTATCTTACATTAGGCATTATGTATTTTATAGGTTTTGGAATTTTAATATTATTAATTGTTATGGGAATAAAAAAAATATGGAAGTGATAAAATGGCTCAAATAATAATAAAAGAATATGGCACAAAATTATTTCAAAGAGATTTTGATAGAACAGAAAAAAATTTAGTTTCATTAATTAAAGATATGTCTAAAAAGGGTATAATATCTATATCTGAATTTAAAAAAATATTTATAGAATCTATTGATGAAACAAAAGATAATTATTTTGATTCTATGATTGAATATTCAGGAAAATTAACAGATAAAATTATAAAGGAATAAACATGAGTGATATAAATAATTTATTTGAAACTTTTTATTTCAAATATCCAAAATATTTTATGTTATTTTTAGGCGCATTAATACTTTTATTTGGTTTTATTTTTGGGATTATTATAGGTGAATATCAAGAAATGATTTACATAAATGAAATGATAAATAATACTGCTTATGGTAATCCTTCAAATATTTTAAAAAATGATTTTGGATTATTTTATATTCAACCATATATTGAAAAAAATTTAAGTGTAATATCAGAGGAACTACCATGAATAAACAAGAATCATTAAGAGTTCTTGAAAGAATAGATAAACTTCATGAAAAAGGAATTATTGGAAACTTAGAGCATGACCAAATGAGTAGAGAAGTTTTAAATAAATTAGAAAAATCATTGAATAAAAAGTTTAAAGATGAGAAAAGAATTTTAGGAAATAGGAGATAAGATAAAATGAACACTACAAAAAAATATATTGTTATGAAAAGCTATGGAAGTAAAATAGAAATGGATAGTGAACATGATAGTATAAAATCAGCAAGAAATAGACAAAAACAATTAAAGGGTTATAGGACATGGGTTGAACATTACAGCATAATGAAAAATTCAGAAAAAAGAATTTTAGGAAAATTATATTAATTTTTTAAATGCATAAACTAAGATAAGGTGATTAATAAAATGTCATTTCTTGATGGTATAAGAAAAATAAAAATTCCTTCTGGAAAATCTATTGCTAATATTCCAACTAATTTAAAAACAGAAACCCAACAGATTGAAATGAATACAGTAGATGTACTTTTCTTTTCTAAAGATTGGAGTAATTGTTTTTTAGTACAAGGCATAAAAAAAAGATTAATGAAAAGACCAAATATTGATATTAAACTTCCTGAGAAATTATCATTCTTAGAAGATGATAATTCATCATCATTTAATTTAACAACAAAAAGAAATTTATATTTAATGAATGAAGAGAGCCCTTATACTATTGCATTTAGAAATATAAAATTAAAGTCATCAATTATTCATTTAAACGCCTCTCATGATGGCTCTCCAGAAGATGAGCAATTAGATATAGATTTAACCCCTAAAGCATTATCAACTCTGGGCAGTGTTCGTTTAATAGATGATATTAACGAAAAAACTGAAAATGGATTAGGAGTAGTTTTTATTATTGGTTGTCTTGTAGGATTAGTTGGTGGAATAATAATATCATCATTCTTATTCAGGTAAAATTATGGAAAAAGAAGAAATGAGCCCAAATAATGAATCTTTAAAATCGGCTTTTAAAGAAATAATACAGGAATCATTATTATCTGATAAATCTGCTTTCGATGGAAAAGATAATAAATTAAAAGACGTTGAAACAGTAAAAGTAATTATTAATGAATTATTATCAGTTAAAAAACATCTTCCATCAACAACAAATTTAACAACTAATCAAGTACATGGAATAACTAAATTAAAGACAATAAATAAAATATTTAAAAGTCCGTTGATTGATGAATATGTTTATAATATTATGGAATTAAAAAGAAGTGAAACAACCACACCTTTTAATATGCTTAAAGGCTTTTTTGATTTAGCCTCTAATGTAAGAAGTACGGAAGATGTTAATTTATCAACAATGGATAGAATTTTGGGGCATAAGGGAAAACAATAACATGGAATTAAACGAAATATTGGATATACTTTGCAGTAGAAAAGTTATAGTTATTGCCGGAGAATATGGTAGAGGTAAAACTTTATCAGGGGCGGCTTTAATTTTTCTTTTATCTAATCTTAATGAATCATATAAAATTTTATCAAATATTCCTTTACATTTTGGTAAGTTTCAAGAATTATATAATATTGAATCTCTTAATGATAGTAAAACTTTTGATAATGACCATAAAAAAACTATAATTTTTCATGATGAATTACAAAGAGATTATAACACTAGAGAATTTCAAACATCATCAGCTAAAATAGTATCCAAATTTGCGGTTGATTTTAGAAAAGATGATAGTCTATTAGTAGGTACAATACAATTCATGGATAGAATAGATAATTCTTTAAATGAAATTATACAAATAATAATAATACCTACTATGATTAATCACTATTCAAATAATGAGAAAATAGATTTAGCTGAAAGATTAGAACGAAAAGATTTTTTAACTAATTGGAAAATTATAGATAAAAAATATGATGATGTTCATGAATTAGAGATTAATCTTTATCCATTCTTAAATTTCTATGATACTAAATTTAAACCATTTCCATTAGTAATAAATCATGAAGAATTTTTAGAAAAAGCAGAAAAAAATTTATCGAAAACAAAATTTGAAAATTTACAAAATAATATCGAAAGGAAATTAATAGGTAATCGTAATAACTGGAATAATGGATTATTAGAGTTAGTGAAGCGAAATGTTTATATTCAAGAAAAACAATTAGTTAGTTAAGGACATGGTGAATAAAATATGGTATATGATGTATATGGAAAAGAGTTTAAAAATAAACCCTCCGTCTTAATAGAATCTTTTGAAACTATGGATGATGCAAAAAAATATTTAGCAATTTTAAAAGTGCATTATTCACATTGGCAGAATTTTAAAATCATCGGTTCTGGTAGAAAACATGATTTTACAGAAAAAAGAATTTTAGGAAAGAGATATTAATTATCTCTTTTCATTATTTTTATGGAAATTATAAAAAGTATTGAAATTATTAATAATAAATTCTATAAAGAGAATTATTATTATTTATATATCATGTCAATATATCATTTACTGGTAATTGGCTTTAGTTTATTAATTCCAGATATACCAGTAAATGTGTTTTATAAATTAACATTTGCCCCACAGGCAACCAATGATATTATTTCTAATCTATCTACGGGTTCATTAACTGGTATTATATGGACTTTTTTATTACTTTCAGCTATTTTTATATTGGATTTAATCTTTTTATATATTATAATTGATGAGTTTGCCCCTAAATTCATTACTATGAGAAATTTTGCTTATATTGAAGGAAGTATATTAATTTTATCTTTTATTTTTCCTTATCTTAGAGATGTTTTTATTTATCTATCAATTAATACTCTAATAATAACAGGATTTTATAAATTAATTAAATACGAAAAAGTATTTACTGGGTTAGGATTTATGAAGTATATTATGATAACAGTGTGCTATATTTATATCATTAAACTTTTTGCTTATCCAATAGTTTTATTATTAAGAGGATTATTTATATGAAAAATGAAATAGAAAAAAGAGTATTATTATTTTGGTTTTGGATATGGCAAAACATTATTAAGAAATAAAAAACTCCATATATTTTTTACTTCTACATTCTTTAAATCCATATTTTGAATATAAATTTTTTAGTTTTTCTATCGTGTTAAAATATCCTTCTTCATTTTGTGGTTGCGGGCATAATCGGATAGATAAACATTTATTTTCTATACAACATTTTTTAATATCTTCCATTAAATCTTTAAAATAA